ATAATTTTGCCGCCTTCCTACAACCAAACAACGGAGGTAGAACTCAAAATTCTACGGTTCAACAAAGGAACCATCAGATTGTACAGAACTGGACAACTACTATGGATCAAAAAAATATCCATTCCACCACCAATCAAAATTCTACTATTACCAACCTCGCTCAAATTTCTGATAAGAAATTCAATAACGAAAGAAAGCCCGAAATATTAAAGGCTGTTGGTATGAGTGATGCTTTCGAGGCTAGAGTGGATTTCAAAACATCTGTACCTGATGCTCTATTATGGGAAGAGACCAAACTAAAAAATCAAGAAAAACTAGACAAAGAAATAAAGAAAAATTTAGAGACAAAGAAAAAATTTTCTCTGGTTAAAAAAGACAAATTGGAACAAATCGAATATTCCGCAGAACAAATGATAGGAGGACCCTTACTAAATGATTATGAAGGAGAAATTAATGTAGCTTCAACTAATTTTCAAGGAGAACCATTTGTGCCATACATTTACCAAAATCAATCAGCAGCAGGAAAAGCTTTCATTAAAAAGACTCATAATCAACAAATTCCATGCAATACAGGCCCAGAAAGTTTAGCAATTTTAAAAAACAATGTAACTTTTTCAAATATGAGATATGACATCAACGACAAATTTACTTTCTCAAGAGGCCCTCATCCTACTTTAGCATTTTTAAGAAGATTCTTTAATTATGTATTTTTGGCCGACACTTTAAGTGAAAACGGACATCCTTTCAGAAGAGTAGTAGGAGTAGCCGAATCAATTGGAAGATCTGCAGCATTAGGATTAAAGCATATTTTTTACTATAATCCATGCTTGGGAGCTCAAGATTCACTCAGATTACTAGATGCTTTAGAATTGATGGATAGAGGAATAACAAATCTACAAGACAGATATCTATCATGGGCTTTACAAGGACTTGGAGATGACGCAGAAGAGCTATGGAGAAGCATGAATTTTGATGGAACAGTTGATCCTAATAAAAACTTAGATCAGGACAACATTCCCACAGAAATCCATATTGTAGATGCTTTGTATTATGGAATGATCAATTGGGTAGCTAGAATGTTATTAAAGAAAAACGTTAGAAGAGCAAGAGCTACTTATCATTGCTATCCTCCTCAAAAAATCAAGGAACAAGGAGTCTATCCAGATGGTGAAGGATCATGGAGATATGATGATAAAGGATGGGTTGTTGCTGAAATGAAAGGAAATCAAACAGCTTATCATCATGAAAATTTGTTTCCAGAACTTTATTCATCCAATTGTCTTATTAAGGAATTCAGATTTGACATCAATGCAGTAGAAGAAAAAATTTCAGTTGCTATCATGGTTAAAAACAGAGTAGTGTTAAATGATGTTCATTATTTAGAATTGGAAATTGTTAGAATATACAGTCCAAATCCCACAGATTCCTTATTGATTATGAGACCAGAAACATCCGTGCAATTAGAAAAAGTTTCCCTTAAAATGGATTGGCATCATATCAATTTTCATAGAATTACTTTTGATGGATTTGAATTTGTTTCTTGTGCCAATGTAATCTATATTCCTAGATACATATTTAATGATTGTATAGAAATGACAACTTTAAAAGTGAGTCCACAAATCACTAAACAACAATATGAGAATTTGGTGGACTTAGCCTTACAAAGAGCTGTAGTAACAAGAGATGCTATGAGACAATTACACAGAGTAGCAAGCGAATACATCTCAGATTCAGCAGCTGTATTGGGATTATGTCATTTAATTTGGGAGATCACTAGTGATATAGAATTGGCCAACGAGTATTTTCTAAGAAATAATGAGACAGTTCAGCAAAGAAATGCTCTTCAAAAAGGAGACAAATCATTCAAGCCAATGGGACATTTGCCAAACACAATGCAAGTGAGAACAAAAATATGGGAATTCTTTAATCATCCTTCTTTTAAAATAAATGTTGTATTGGGAATATACTTAATTTTATTCTTTTTCTTTTTAGGATTATTCTTATACTATTTATTTAGTCCAATAATTATTGCCGGAGCCGGTTATGTCTCTATTATTCAGTCTAGTATTTATAATCAGACAACTACAGTGTATAGTTATTTCTATGCTTCAGTAAATCTTAACAAAATAAAATTAATTAAAAGATGTAATGCTCCTTACTATGATTTTTACAATTTCACAGAATGGGAAAAGATTGAAACTGTAGACAATATTCAGTGCAAAAATGATTCTTTCGAAGAAGCCAAATGGAAATCATATCAACAACAACAAGAATATGAAATGGCTGAACAAATGAAAAAGGAAAAGGAAGAAAAATTGAAAAAAGAAAGAGAAGAAAGAGCTGAAAGAGTGAAAGAAATTTTAAGACAAGCAAAAGAAAGAGTAGCTGAGTATGCCAGAAGAGTTCATTATGCTACTAATTTATTAATGTTACCAGGAGTTCACGCTTTATCAGCTGAAATTCAAGAAAATATGGCTGAAATCTACACAACTTTCTTCTTTACTCTCTTTTTCCTTGGTTGCGTTTTATTTAAACAATACAGAATGGCAACAAAGACAAAATTTTCTCCAAAAGAAAGAAGTGCTATGAGAAAATACTATAGATCTTGTGTTCAACCTGAATACTGGGTTACAAACAATTTTATCACTGATTCTAGTAGACACAAGATAGAATTTGCTGACAGAGGATCTTATCTAGCACCTCTCTTTTCAAAAATGTCAAAAGAAGATTTTGCCAGTTACATAAAATCTAATTGTGATTGTCCTAAGATAGAAGAGGCTGGATTAATAGTTACACCAATTCCAGAATTTAAACAACCTCTAAAAATAATAAATTATCACAATTGTGGATTAACAAATGCAACAGCACTGAAAAGATCTGCCGCTTTAGTTCCAACTGTAGATCCTAAAGTATTAAAAGAATTCAAACATTTCCTAGAAGAAGAAGTATATTCTGAATTCGATAGAATAGCTGAAAATTTCGTGTATTCTTTTAATATCTGGTGGAATCACATTTCTATTACTCAAAGAAATGAAGTTCAAAATGAACTCAATAAGCCTAGAAACTGGTTGGATAAACAACAGATTAAAAAAGAAATCATAGGATACAATAATTTTGTTAAGTCTGAAGATCAAACTCAAGGACCTCAAGATTCAAAAACTAGAAACATTTGCAATGTTTCTCCATTCAGAAAAATGCTAGCAGGCCCTGTTATCTATATGCTAGAAAAAATGGTGAAGACAGATCCATTCTTCCAAGGTTACATGAGTGGTTTAAACTATGCAGATAAAGGTATTTATTTGCAAAATATCGCAGAAACACTTGGTAGAGATTGTGTGAAACTAGATGGAGATGGAAAAGCCTTCGATTCTACTCAACATATCGAAATAAAAAGATTAGTCGATGATTACCTGTATCAAGCAGTAATCAACAAAATGAAGAAATCTGGAAGAGCTTTTAAGTTTCCAATATTTGCAATCAAACAAGCTTTGATGAATCACAACGCAAAAATAAAGATGATAAAAAGAGAAGGAAAGAAAATGAGAACTCTTATCACTTTATCTCATGAAGGAACAGTTCACACTGGAGATATGGACACGTCTTTAGGAAATACCTTGAGAATGTGGTGTTACATTAGATTTATTGAGAAATTGTCTGGAATACCACTTAAAGGAAATAAAGTCTCAAGAAGACAAGTAGCTGGAGATGATAATAGTTTATACATCAATAGAAAGTTTTATCTCGAAAACGAATTAAGAATAATAGCTGCTTATTCCAAGGTTTTTACTCCAAAGATGACAGGAATCAAACATGGATTGGGTCAAGTAATTAAATTCTTGAAAAAAGGAGAAATTTCTCAAGGAGATTTTTGCTCAACAAATTGTTTTTCAGTTACTAGAAATGGAAGAAAATCTTATAGAGTTATAAGAATTCCATCCAGAGTTTTGAGCACATATGCTTATATGGGGAAAACACACTTGACACCATCTGAATGGTTATACGCAACTGGAGAGTGCGAAATGTATTGGTCTAAGGGATTACCAATTTTTGAGAAATTGGCTGAATACAAATTGAGACATGGAACAAAATGCAATAAAATTCAGACCAAAAATAATTTATCCTTCCCTAGAATGGAATTAACAGGAGAAGAAGAAGAATTGGTGGCAAAATACGACATTAAATTTTTTAAAGATTTAATAAACAGTAACTATTTCAATAGAGATGCAGTGTACAAATCTCTCAATTATACTAGTATGATAGAAGACACTGATTATGAAGACTGTTTATCTTGGTTATACAAAACTTTTTCAATAACAAGAATGGAAGTAGAAAGTTTCCACGACTATCTAGACAAACTAGATATTGAAAGTCCATCTATGAGTCATCCAGTAATATTAAAATTAGAAAATCCTAAGGCTCAGGAGGACTTAACCAAGTTATTTATGAGATAAAGGCTATGCCTTTATCTAAAACACATCTCTCGACCGGGACGTCGAATAAAACTACCTTAATGTTATTAAATTTGCGTGAGTAGACACTATGATAGTGTAGAGATCCTTAGGCAAGGTCCATGTCTACTGCTACCACTTCAAGTAGTGGGTTCACTTTATTTGCTTCGCGAAAATAAAATAACTAAATTAATAATGCAAAAAGCAAACAACAACAATTCAAAAAAGAAGACTATTAGACAAGCGATTCAAAAAGTAGCTAAGAAATATAAAAATAACAAGGGACCATCCAACTTTAACAAGATTTTCGGAATTCCGAGAAAAATATTTCCTAGCAATGCCGTAGATTTCAGAAAATTATCTAAATCTAATCTCGTAGGCAGAGTAAATGAATATGCACAGAACACTAGAGCAAAATACTTAGCAGGATTAGTACATCCAGACATTGCTGTGCAAAATCAATTTCCAGTAAAATGCTATACTGATTTACCTATACCTACTGCTACTATTGGTTTCCATGAACAATATCAGTTCACAACTTCAAATGTTGGAACATTCTTACTATCTTGGAGACCAGGATTTCTATTAACTGAGGGACGTAGATCAACTTTAGGTTCTAACGCTAGCAACATAACCTACAATAATAATGCTGCTTTAACAGGATTAAGCGGTAATGCAAACAACACTTTTGTTGCTAAAGGATACTATCCCAACGTTTCCCTACAAAGAATGAGATTAGTTTCAGCTTTAATAAGAGTATCATATAATGGATCAGTATTAAATCAAGCCGGTACCATGCTATCTTGTGCAGTTTTCGATTCTTTACCAATAGCTGTATTAACAAGTGCAGTAACCGATGATAGAATTGATAGATATGGTAATTTCTCCATTATACAAAATGGACTGTGGAACAAAACAACAGACATTACAAATTCATCAAGTGGACTAGAATGCTTATACATTCCTATGGATCCAGATGATTTCATGTTCCAACAAGTCGATACATACTACGGAACTAGCATCGGAGGAGGACTAAGTTATCCAGATGCTGAAGGTGCACACATCAACTATATTTTATGCGGAAAGAATCTTCCAGCAAATACTTCATGTATACTCGTTGATGTTTATTACAATTGGGAAGTCATAGCAGATCCTACATCAGCACCTATCTTAAGAGGAGATCAACCAATGTGTGATCCACAAATGAGAGAAGACACATCAAAAGTCGTGCAAAACCTATCTACGAATGGTGGTTTGATCAGAGAAGCAAACACCAAATTTAATTGGAAAGACGCATTAAACGACTTACTAAATATGGGAGTGAAATTCTTACCTAGTCTTCTTAGCGCAATTTAAATAAGTGAATAAAAATTTAAGACATAATACTAGCTCGTCAAAAATGAGGGGAGACGATCCTAGTAATGTAAATTATGCCCGACCCCAGGGAAAACTCACACAACAAAAATAGTCCGTTGTGAGGAGATTAATCTAAGAACCAACTAGATGATAGATGGACACTATCATGTAGCGTTCAAGCCATAAGGCCATTTTCATATCTGCAGATCCGGTAAACTTCTTTCAGAAGAGCCGTATTAAATGATCACGCAGCCCTGTAAGAGATTACAGGTAGTCAATTACGACTAGTATGGAATTCTCATAAGAGAGTACGTAAGGATAATATAGAGCTATTCTG